AATATAAGTTGAAGTTGGGTAGCGGTAAAGCTACCCCAACTCCAGCTGCTGAACCTGAATTGCCACCTGCTGACGATTTAGGTAGCGAACCTGAACAATCCCCTGTTCAGCCACCAGTAGAACCTGAAGCTGGGCCAGCTGAAAATCCTTTGGAAAAGCAACCATTCGATGCTGGCGTTGATGCGGACGAAGACTCCGACCCAAAAAAATATATTGAAAAACTTACTGGTAAACTAGGCCAATCACTTAGAACTTACAATCAAAATCAAGGTCAACCAGATTTTGAATTGGAAAAGTTTGCTGTTAATTCATTGTTATCCGCTACACATACTGGTGAAATGGATGAACAGGACCAAAATGACATTATTAAAAAAGTTAAAGGTTCTGGCGGTGAAGATAATGAGGAAAACGATAATAGCAATCCAAATAATGATGATGCTCCAATAACTAGTCCATCAACTGGCGGTAATGCTGGCGAAGGTACCAGTGGTGGAGCTGACGGAGCTATTGGCGGTACTAGCGGTGGTGGTGCTGGTGGTATGTTTGAAACTGAGGATTTGTTTTTACACAATCCTAAAAAAAATAATATGTTCCAAGAAGGTTCTAATGATATATTAGATGAAATGAAACCATGTTGGAAAGGGTATAAACAAGAAGGTATGAAAGAAAAAGACGGAAGAAAGGTTCCAAATTGCATTCCAGTTAAAGAATCAAAGAATAACTTGATTAATTCGAAAAATAGTGGTATATTTGTAGATATAATTAAAAGAAAATTAACTGAGATGACAGAAACACAACCATTGGTAAAACCACAAGTATCACCAACAAAACCAAAAGAGCAACCAGTAAAGAAACCAAGTAGAAGAGATGCTCCATTCTTACCTGATGTTACCCCTAGTGTTCAACCAGCACCAAAGGCTATTAAAGAAGGAAGGAAAGATTATGAAGTATATCATAAGACTTTAGCGGCTACATTAGATGAAATAAGAAAATACGTTATTGCTAGAGGATTTGACCCAATTGAATTCGGTACTTTCGATGTTGAACATGTAGGATATGGTACAACAAGGAGAATTAACAAGGAATTATCTAAAAATGGTATTCCTTTGAAAAATAAACATATTAACGCTCAAGTTTATAGAATGGATAGCGGTACATATGAATTAAACATGTATATGTAATAATGAAAAAGTTATTTTTAATATATGTTAATCACGTAGGTAAAGATTATAAGGGTAATCATATCTATGAATTTATCTTTTCCGATACTATTAAGGATATTGATGGTGATGAATGGGATACATTTCCAGCATCTGGTAGGCCAGAGCCGCCTCATGACATTTATATAAAACATGTTGGTAAATTAGAATCTGAGTTAGTATTAGATGTAGTACAAAACAGTGATACATTTGCAGTATGGGATGCGGTTGATGGTGTGATAGCGTTAGCGTGGGAAAATATTAACGCTTACGATTCTTATCCAGATTATCGTTTATGTTTTAAATTCGGTGAAACTATTGAAGATGTTGAAGCGAAACTTTATGAAAAAGACCTAATATTGGAAAGTAATACAAAGAAAAATGAAAAACAAAAACAAAGTTAATGAAGGGGCATTAGATACTGGGATACAAAGTTATCCAACATCTTCTGTTCAAGGGTCAACGTCAAATACTGGTGCTGTTAAAAAACCAACAGTAAACGTAAAACAAGATAAATTAAATAAAGTCGTTCCTCAATTAAAGGGGGATGATGTTAATATTAATATCGTTGGTGAGGATACAACAATGAAACCAAAGAAGTTATCATATTTATCCGATATATTGGATGAAAATAATGAAGTATCAAAACCGTTTAATTTAAATGGTAAAAATTATCAAATGGTACGAGCTCTAACTCAAGAAAATGAAAAAGTTATGGGTGTTTATTCATTGGATGAAATGGATGAATTTGGCGAAAATCGTATTCATGATATTTCTGAATTTGAGAAGTCTATTGATAATAAACAACCTACAAGTGAAGAAGGTGTTGTTGAACCAGAAGGGCCACAAGCTGATGTATTAAAGCCAACAGCAGAACCCACTGAAAATGCACAAAGTAATCCTAATTTTGTAGGGTTTAAACACTTTATTGTTAATAAGAAGACTGGTAAGGCAAGGAAGTTTAAAGACATTTCTGAACTAGCTAAGGCTCAAATGGGTGATGATGAACAATACATGGGTGTACGAGATTTTAAGAAGTACGTTGATGAAGCATTATTTGGTGCTAATAAAAGGCAACCTCAACCGCAAGCTCAAGCTATGTCTGAGGAACAACAAATTAACGGCCAAGAAAATGATGAACAAATGGCACTTAAGGCTGAACAACTAATGGATATGATTAAGAAGAAACTTCCAGCTGGAATATTAGAAACAATTACAACCCCTGTTGCTCAAAGAGAAGTTATAGCTGCTTTTGCTGAAATGGTAGGTGTAAAAAGAAATGATTTGGTGAAGGTTGTAGCTACTCTGAAGGATTTAAATGCTAAACCAGCAAACAATATCCAAGAAAACAGAAAAGTAATAAAGACCATAAAAATAAAAGATTTAGCATAATGAGTGATTATAAAAAATTAGTTGCTTTGGCTCTAGCTAAGAGTCAAACAGTAAAACTAAAAAGACGAATAAATGAAAGTATCTTATACCCTGATGGTATGACTGAAAGGATGAACCCTAAACTTGAAGAAGATTTAAGATTACAAAAACACTCATTAGGTAAGCATCCAGCTTTACCAGAAGGTGATGAATATAGTTTTGAAGAAAAGATTATGGGTGAGAGGTTTAGTGAAGTTGCTAATAGGTATAAAAGAGCTTTTGATGTTGATACAATTGATACAGCTGAATTAGTTCAGAGTATGTTACCAATGGTAACTGATACAATGAGTATTGAATCTAAACACAAAAAAGATTTAGAAAAATTGGCGGTTAAGATGATTCGAGAGGAATATGATATTAGTGAAGATGCTGTAGAAATAATAGCTGAAATAACTGATGATATTAGTCTTGAGGGTACTATAACAAATCCTAAACCGATGCCTGTTGATAAGATGGAATTTGGTTCTCATGATGATATTGTTAATGCTAATGAAGAAGTATATAAAAGAAGATTCACAAATGCTATGACTCAAGGAGCTGCAAAAAAGTGTAATCATATGTTCCACATGGTTGATGATGAGTTAACTCAAATTAACCCTAAATTACCGAATAGATACGCTAAGATGATGGCCGCTGCTGATTATATGTATTATGTTGTTCCTGATTTACAAACGGCTGTTAATGCTGGCGTTGTTAGAGTTACATTTCCAACTAAAGAAAATCCTAAAGCTACTATATTTGCTCAAGCATTAGTTTTCCCAGTACTTGTACATGAGATTGTTAAGGGTGTAATGGAATTGTTATCAGCGCATGGTTTACCTAAAGATAAAAAATTAGGTAAGTTTGTTATCAATAAGGCTGATTTCTTAGCTGCTGAACCATGGGATATGAGAATTGGTCCAGCTATTTGGGGTAAATTCGCCGATATGATTGACCCTGATGATTTTGATTTAAAACATCATATTTATTCTGAATTGGTTAAACTTCCAGCTAAAGAATTTCACCGACAGATGAAAGAAATATTAGCTGGTACCAAACAAGGGAAGAAGATTATAACAGATGTGGTTAATAAGGTTAGACGTGAATTCCAAGAAGAAGAGTTTAATAACGCTTTAGATGAAACGGATGTTAAGGATGACGATGAAGATTTTAAGATAGATTTCTTTCTATAAAAAAGGGCACTCAATTGAGTGCCTTTTTTGTTTTATAGGTGTAAAATACACATTTTATTGGTTTTCAGTATATTTATTTAGTATGTTAACCAAACAAGAAATATTATTAGAGTACGGAAAATGTCTATCAAATCCAATTTATGCTATACAAACATATTTGGAAACATTTGATAAGACACAGGAAGGTTTCGTACCATTCAAGCTTTTCCCACGACAAAAAGAGATAATTAACTGTTATGAAAAGCATAGGTTTAATCTAGTAACTAAACCAAGACAGGCTGGGGTTTCTACCACTACTGCCGCTTATTTATCTGTAAAGGTCGCCTTTGCTGATGATAATAATCCAGAAGCGATATTGATTATTGCAAATAAACAAGAATTGGCATTTGAATTCTTAGCTAAGATTAAAGACTTCTTAAGCCAAATACCAAGATGGGTATGGGGTCCAGATTACTATGGTAACGCTAAAAATGAGAGTAAAGAAATATTCATCACAAATGCTAAAGGTGAATTAAAATTACCTAATGGTAGCCGTGTTAAAGCGGTTGCTACATCTAAGGATGCTCTTCGTGGTTTTACACCAACATATTTGATTATGGATGAAGCGGCATATATTGACAATGGTGCTGAAGTATTTGGTGCTGCGTTAACAGCGTTAGGTACGGGTGGTAAAGCTACGCTTATATCAACGCCAAATGGTATGGATAAACTATATTATGAAACATATTCTCAATCAAAAGCTAAGAAGAATAATTTCAATATAGTTGAAATGAAATGGTATGAAGATTTAAGGTATAATAAGGACCTTAGATGGTTGAAGGATGAAGAAGTGTTTTATGAGTACGAGTTTACGTTCGATTCATACAAAGAAAAAATACAACAAGGTTATAAGCCAACATCCTCATGGTATGAAGACATGTGCCGTGGTATGAATAATGATTCCCGAATGATTGCACAGGAACTTGATGTATCATTTATTGGTTCTGGTGGTAACGTAATTAATGAAGAAGATATTCAAGCGCAAGAACTATTAAATGTTGAGGAACCAAAATTTATCACAGGTTCCGATAGTGAAGTTTGGATTTGGAAACAACCAGAAGAGGGTCATCAATATATAATGGGGGTGGACGTTGCTAGAGGTGATGGCGAGGATTCCTCAACAATTGTGATGCTTGACTTTACTACGATGGAACAAGTAATGGAATATCAAAGTAAGATTCAGCCAGATTTATTAGCTCAATTAGTTTATGAGTATGGTGAATTATATAAAGCATATACAGTTGTGGATATTACGGGGGGTATGGGTGTAACAACGATATTAAAATTATTGGAGTTTGGTTATAAACGATTACACTATGAGGTTCCTTATGGTAAGATATTATCAAGTAAGGAAAAACAAAGGCAATTGGATAGTTTTAAGAAAGATGAAAAAACACCAGGATTTCAAATTGGTACCGTTCGTCTTTCAATGATTCAAAACTTTGAGGAAAAGGTAAGAAATAATGTAGTAAAGATTAGGTCAACTAGACTTATTAATGAAATTAAAACTTTTATCTATAAGAATGGTAGGCCAGACCACATGGATGGTTACCATGATGATTTAGTAATGTCATTAGCTATGTGTTTATGGGTGGTTGAACATTCCTTCAAGAACTTAGAAAAAGTTGAAAAACAAGCTAAGGCTATGCTTGAAAGTTGGTTGACTGTTGGCGGTGAAGTAAAACAACCAAATGTTTCACGTGGAACAGGGTTTGTACCTAGAGACTCAAGACAACAAAGAGAATTACCTAAACCTAAATTTAGTCCTATAGTTTCTAAGAATATGCAAGACCCTACAGGTCAATATTTATGGTTATTTAGCGGAACAAAATAATTTAACATGAAAGAAAGAAAAATTGGACAATTTGCCGAGAAGGGGTTTACCCCAATTTTATACACTTGGACACCTGAGACATCGGTAAAAAAAAATAATAAAAATATTGAACCTATCGTAGCGGCTGAATTTTGTACAGCTAAAGCTGGTTCAGAGGGTGGTGACTATATTACCACTTATTGTTACGACATAATTTTTAATACTAAATTAAATGAATTCGAACGACTTGCATACGTTGAGTGTGGATATGTTGAGTAACTCTTTATTTTAGTAATAAAAAGCCTATAATAAAATAAAAAAATGGCTAATAAAAATTTAACTGTTTTCCAAGCAATCGGTCAAGTATTAGGACCTAATGGAATCAAGAACAAACCGCAGCAACCTGCGAAACAAACACAAAGATACAACATTGGACAAGATGTTTTATTAAAGACTACAGATAAAAAGGAATACGAAACTGCTAAGTTACAAGCTCAACAGAATAAGTACTTAGGACAAATGTGGAAAAAAGTAGAGCATGGCTTATTTCAACAAGCTGTTAACTATGAAACTTCACGTATTGGTTCTTATTCTGATTTTGAAGCTATGGAGTTTTATCCAGAAATTGCCGCAGCTTTAGATATTATGATGGAAGAATCTACAACATTAAATAATGATGGTAGAATGATTAATGTTTATTCTGATAGCAAAAGGGTAAAGGGTATTGTAGAAGATTTAATGTTTAACAGACTTGATGTTCACACCGCATTACCAATGTGGACCAGAAATACTTGTAAGTATGGCGATAACTTCGTTTACTTAAACATTGATGAGAAGCAAGGTGTAACTGGTGCTAAACAAATGCCTAACTATGAAATGGAGAGAAGGGATGGTGGATTATTTGATATGATTTCACAATCTAATACTGAAGAATATAAGACTGATAAGACTAAATTCTACTGGCGAGGTCGTGATGTTGAATTTAACTCTTGGCAAATTGCTCACTTTAGGTTATTGGGAGATGATAGAAAATTACCATATGGTACTTCAATGCTTGAAAAAGCTAGAAGAATTTGGAAGCAATTATTGTTATCTGAAGATGCCATGTTGGTTTATCGTGTAACTAGAGCACCAGAAAGAAGAATTTATAAAATATACGTTGGTAATATTGATGATAAGGATGTTGCGGCTTACGTAAATGAAATTGCTAATAGGTTTAAAAGAACACCTATGGTTGACCCACAAACAGGACAAGTTGATTTAAGATATAATCAATTAAGTAATGACCAAGATTATTTTATTCCAGTGAGAAGTGAGGACGCACCGAATCCGATAGATACGTTACCAGGTGCTGCTAATCTTGACCAAATTGCCGATATTGAATATCTTCAAAAGAAGTTATTCACAGCCTTAAGAGTACCTAAACCATTCTTAGGTTTTGATGATACTACTGGTGAAGGTAAGAACTTAGCTTTACAAGATATTCGTTTCTCAAGAACCGTTAATAGGATTCAACAAGCGATGTTACAAGAACTTAATAAGATTGTTATTATACATCTTTATTTATTAGGTTTTGAGGAAGATTTAGANAACTTTACACTTACGTTAAACAATCCATCAACTCAAGCGGAAATGCTTAAAATTGAGCACTTACAATTGAAGATGACACTTTATAAAGATGCGGTATCTGATGCTGGTAATGGTTTTGGTGCTATGTCAATGACTAGAGCTAGAAGAGAAATATTTGGTTGGTCAGATAATGATATTAAACAAGACTTATTGGAACAAAGAATGGAAAAAGCTGCTGCGGCAGAGTTGGCTAATTCAGCTAATGTTATTAAACATACTGGTATGTTCGATATTGTCGATAGGATATATGGTGATATGAAACTAGCACTTAAGGGTGGTGGTACACCTCCAGAAGAAGGTGGTGAAGGTGGTGGTGGAGCTATCGGCGGTGGGGGCGGTGGCTTCGGCGGCGGTGGTGTTTCACCAGATGATTTAGATTTCGGTGACGAAGGTGAGGACGGTGAAGATGCTGAAATGGGTGGTGAAGCTGGTGGTGATGCTGCTGGTGGTGAACCTGAAATAGGTGGTGATGCTGCTGGGGCTGAACCTGCGGACACTACTGAACCTCAAGCAACGACAGCTGAAGAAATCAACAAGATTAACGCATTACTTACAGAACAAAAGAAAATCTTGAATGAGAAATTGGCTAGTAGGTCTAAAAAATATAACAACAGATTCTTTACTAAATTAATTGATTCTGTTGACCATGCTGAAAAGTCTGTTGATAGTATAAAAATCGTGGATAAGAACGTAAGAATTAACGAAACTGTTAATACTATGATTAAAGACATTGATGATATGCTAAAATAAGATAGCTTTTCACGGGAATAATGATATTTATAAATAAATAAAAAGATGGAGAATTTTGGTAAAATAATGAATATTTTTAATAATATATTAGCGGAAGGTATTTCTAAAAAAGATACTAATTCTAAGACGTTATTTAAGAAATATTTAAAGGCAATAAAGGAAAGTGACATCTTAAGAACTCAATTCTTAGTTTACAATAATATTGAAACATGGGTTGATGATGACGTGATGTCTAGTCATCTATTTATCTCCGAAAATTTAAGGTTATTAGAGAAGTTTAAAAAAGCAGATATAATAAAGGAGAATAAGAAGTTAGTTGATTTACTTGGTAGTAAACCTACTGATACCACATATGCTTTAAGTGATTTACACGAATCAATATCTAATTTAGTTTTTTTAAAGAGAGTTCCAGAAAATGTTGCAGGTATAACTGAGAATATTAAAAAGGTTACTAAGCACATAATAAACAACAATAAGGCGAAGGTAGTAAATGAAAGTTTTGATTTACCAAATAGTATGATTACAAATTTAATGCTAGGTAAATTCAATGAAAAATATGGCTCATTAGATGAGGCTGATAGAAAGATATTAACTATGTTAATTAATTCTACTCTTGATGAGAAAAAGGACTATTATTCAACTGTTGCTAGTGAATGTATTGCATTAATTGATTCTATGTTAAAAGAGTCCAACAACGATTCTAAGAATAAACTCTTACAAGCTAAAGAAAAATTAACTCAAAAAGTTGATTTAAACGAAGATAACTTTACAACTAAAGTATATAAATTGATTGAGTTGAAAAACAACTTAATTAATAGTTAAATTCAAAAAAAAATTATGGTTACAAAAAAAGCACCAAATGACAACATTGAAAAATTAAGAGTATTATCGGATGAATTGGTGAAATATGGTAATGAGTCAATTGTTAAACACAAAAGTACTCTTGAAAAGATAAAAAAATTAATAACGAAGATTCAGAATTTGGATGAGGTGAGACGTGTAATCGACTACGAAAGAATAATAATAAATAAAAACAATTAGCAAAGATGGCAGCAGAAGAAACTTGGAATGATTACAGCAAATTAGTTCTTAGCGAACTTGAAAGACTTAACGAAAGTTATGAAAAAATGAGGGAAGATATTCACGCTCATTTTAAAGAAATGAATGTTGTACTTTCTGAATTTAAGAACACTGAAAAAAACGTTACTGACCATAAGATTTGGATAGAGAAGGTAAATGACGTTTGGTCCCCAGCTCAAATGAAACAAGCTAAGGATGAAATATACGAACAGAAAGGAAAATGGACGGCAGCAGTTGCTATATTTACCTTTATTCAAATTGTTATGGGAATTATTATAGCGTTGGGTTTTAAATTATTTAAATAATATTTGACCAAATCAATTTTTTTTATTATATTATACCAAAATATACCAGGTATGAAAAAAGGAAAAGAATTGAAGAACAATGATTTTAAAAATTACAATGTAACTTACGGAAGCGTAAACAACAAAAACAACAAGGCTGTCTATATTAACATATCGACATGGGCCGAACCAGATTATGATGATGAGATTAATTATCATAGAGTCATAAGAGATATTGATAAAGGCATTCGCCAAACAATATTTCACGAATTAGATAAAGAAATTACTCCGTTCTTAAATAATAGGACGATTGTTGATTTTGATATAAGAGAATCTGGTATTAGGTCAACTAAGAAGAGTTTTACTAATTGTGAGATAACTCTTTATACTAAGAATGAAATACCTATTAATTCTGAAGATATTAAGCCATTCCTTGATGATTTAACTGAAAGTGTAATTGATAAGTGTTTTGAAAAAAATAAATACTTTAAGTTCAATAAAAGAAAGAAATAACTAAAAGCCTCATTTTTGAGGCTTTTTTTATTCCCGTACATATTTATTATAATAAAATATTATGGACGTAAGAATATTAAAAGCTGGAGAAACTGGGTTTGGTTATTTAATCGAACAAGATGCTGGGTATATATCACCCATGGAACCTAGAAATGCCAATTTGCTAAGAGAATTTGAGAGCATGAAAGACCATGGCCAACGTGAAACCGAAAATCTTATCGTGTACGTTGTTTTACAAAAATATGGTGTTAAGAATAGGAACGGTAGAATATACCCTGAAAAAATACTTAAGACACAAAACGAAATATATCAAGATGCTATCCGAAATAGAAGGGCTTTAGGTGAATTAGACCATCCAGAGTCATCTATTATATCTGGCGATAGAATATCACATAACATTATTGAAACTTGGTGGGAAGGTCATACTCTTATGGGTAAGATGGAAATTCCTATGACTAAGGGTTATATCAACATGGGTATTGTTTCAACGAAAGGTGATTTAGTTGCTGAGTATTTGAGACACAAATTTATGATTGGTGTATCATCAAGAGGCGTTGGTTCATTAGAAGAACATAATGGAACATTTATAGTTCAGGAAGACTTTGAATTAATTTGTTGGGATATTGTTACGGCTCCAAGTACACCTGGTTCTTGGATGTTCAGAAACAGAAACGAAGCAAGACCATATGTAGAGAGCTATAATATAGTAAACAAGTCAAATCTTAATGAGGGTTTAGATAAATTCTTATTAGATATTTTATAATATTTTTTATAAAAATTGATTTTTCATAAAATAACACATATTTATTATGTAAGTGGGTAATACTTAATCATTTATCACTAAAATTAAAGAAAATAAAATGGCAGAAAAAAAATCAGTTGTAGAAGAAGCATTATTGGACATTAAAAAAATTCAAGAAGCTTTAAAAAACAATACCAAAGAAATACTTCGTACTGTAGCGGTGGAAGAAATTAACGGGATGATAAAAGAGTCGCTTTTAGAAAGTGATTACGAAGAAGAAACTGTTAGCGATGAAGACGGTGAATCAAGTGAAGAAACTTCAACTTCTGACGAAGGTGGAGAAACTGAAACTGATACAGAAGTTGACGTTGAAGACAATGATTCTGATGACGAAGAAGAAGTTGATATTCAAGCACCAGAGGAAGTTGGCGGTGACCAAGAAGACGATATGGACATTGATATGTCAGGTGGTGATGAATTAGATATGACAGGTGCGTCTGATGATGATGTTATCGCAATTTATAGAAAATTGAGTGGTGATGACGAAATTGAAATTGTAGGTGACGAAATTCACTTGAACATTTCAGAACCAGGCCAGTACATCGTTAAGAAAGGTGGTCTAAGTGGTGGTGCAATGCCATCTGCTGAAACAGGTGATGAATTTGGTGGAGATGAGTTTGGTGGCGATGAATTCGGTGGTGAAGAAGGAAGTGAACTTGGCGGTGCTGAGGGCGGTGAATTCGGTGGTGCTGAAGGTGGCGAATTTGGTGGAGAAGAAGGTGATGAATTTGGAACTGAAGTTGGAGCTGAAGGCGGTGCTGAAGGTGGTAGCGAATTTCCAGAAGAAGAAACTGAAGAAGAACCAATCTACGAAATCGAAATGGATGATGAAGAAACTGTAACTGAAGGTGACGAAGAAGTTACTGAAGGTGAAGAAGACGAAGAAGAAACTGTAACTGAAGGTGGTGAAGAAGACGAAGAAACAATTGAAGAAAAAATTAGTATTGGTACTGGCATGAGCGTAGGTTCACACCGTAACAAGACTGTCAATTCAACTGGTGCTGGTAGCAACCCTAAGATAGCAAAAGAATCTATCGCATCTAAGAAAGTTCTTACTGAAACTGTAACAAAGTACAAAGCGTTACTTAAAGAATCTGCTGAACTTAAGCGTGAAAATGAAGAATTCAGATTAGCTCTTAAGCAATTCAGACATACATTAGTTGAAACTGTGGTATTCAATTCAAATTTAAGCTATGTAGCTAAATTGTTTATCGAACATTCAACTACTAAGGATGAGAAGAAAAAAATTATCGAAAGATTTGATAATGAAGTTTCTAATCTAAAAGAATCCAAAAAGTTATACAAAACTATTGTTAGTGAATTAGAAACAAGAAAACCTATGAACGAATCAATAGAAACAAAAATAAACAAAGTGGCAACAACTGGTGGTTCTAAACAATTAAACGAAGTAACCGCTTACGTTGACCCTTCTACACAAAGAATTAAAGATTTAATATCTAGGGTAGAAAACAAAGATAAATACTAAAAAAATAAACCAAAAAAATTATGTCACATTTATTAACATCTGGACAAGTCGGTAACATTGGTCTTAACCACATGAAACAAATCCGTCAAGAAACACAAGCTAAATGGAACAGCTTAGGATTCTTGGATGGCCTTAAGGGTCACGTTAAAGAAAACATCGCTCAATTGTATGAGAACCAAGCGTCTATGCTTTTAAGCGAAGCTACTACATCAACATCATCTGGTTCTTTCGAAACAGTTGTATTCCCAATTGTACGTAGAGTTTTCTCTAAATTATTAGCTAATGACGTTGTATCCGTACAAGCTATGAACATGCCAATTGGTAAATTGTTCTTCTTCGTTCCACAAACATCTAGTCGTGTAGACAGTACAGGTGCTGCTGGTAATGATTATGCAACAACTCCATACGGTCAAACTTTCTCAGCACAAACTGGTCTTAACGGTGCGCACAATGGTAATGCTACTGCTGCTGCTCTTCCACTTGCTGCTGCTACTAATGGTACCCCAATTACACAATGGATGGCTAAGAATATGTACGATATATTCTATAATGATGGTCTTTTCGATAACTCTAAGGGTACATTGACTATTAAGTATATGAATGGTATTACATACGGTAACGCATGGGTATTTGATAACAATAGTAAGCTTACTGCTGCTAGTGCATCTACTGTATCTCTTCCAACAGCAACTGATGGTACAATTAGAGAAGTTATTATCGGTGTAACTGGTTTCACAGGTGGTGCTGGTGCCCTTAACGGTACTGAAGTATTAACTGGTCCAGACGGTAACAACATGGATACTGAATCTTTCCTTGCTTCATTGAAAGTAGTTGCTACAAATGCAATTTTAGACCAAGACGGTAACACAATTATCGCTGCTGGTGGTGAAATTCCATTCCGTTTAGTAACACAACAATACGGTAAAGCTATTGTACAAAATAACACAACTATCAACAACTCTAATAACTGGGGTGGTACTTCTAAAGCACCTAACTTAGTTAATCCAAACGGTGTATTATACATTGGTTTAGACCTTAGACACCCAGTTGGTACAAGTGCTGCTGCTTTAGTTAGCAATGGTACATCAACATACGATGGTTACGTAGGTGCTTCTGGTACTACTGCTGCTATCGTTACAGCTATCGCTCCAGTTATTGCTTGGGCTGAATACGCTTCATTAGAACTTGAAACAGAACTTGGTGAAGTTTCATTTACTCTTCAAGAAGTAGTAGTTGCGGTAGAAGAAAGAAAATTAAGAGCAACTTGGTCTCCAGAATTAGCTCAAGACGTTAGTGCATTCCACAACATTGATGCTGAAGCTGAATTAACAGCAATGTTATCAGAACAAGTAGCTGCTGAAATTGACCGTGAAATCCTTAGAGATTTACGTAAAGCTGCTGCATGGCAATTACGTTGGGATTACAATGGTTGGAGAAAAGCTTCTTCAGCTGCGAGCCCATACACTCAAAAAGACTGGAACCAAACTCTTATTACTAGAGTAAACCAAATTTCAGCTCAAATACACAAATCAACTCTTCGTGGTGGTGCAAACTTCATCATTGTATCTTCTGAAATTTCAGCGATATTCGATGACCTTGAATATTTCCACGTAAGTGATGCTAATCCAGAACAAGATACTTACAACATGGGTATTGAAAGAATTGGTACATTAAGCGGACGTTATCAAGTATACCGTGACCCTTATGCTCCAGCATATTCAATCATTATCGGTCACAAGGGTAAATCATTGTTAGATACTGGTTACATTTACGCACCATACGTGCCATTGCAACTTACACCTACAATGTACAATCCATTTAACTTTGCACCAGTTAAAGGTATCATGACTAGGTACGCCAAAAAAGTTGTGAATAATAGGTTCTATGGTCACCTAAGAGTTGATGGCGTTGTAACGTTCAACTTGAATGAATTAAGATAATACAAATCTTTAAAATAATAAAAAGGTCAGATTTTTCTGACCTTTTTTATTTTAATAACTTGACTTTATAAACGATTTTTAGTATATTTGCAATTATGAGTAGAAAAATAGAATTAACAAAACAACAAATTGATAATTGTTTAAGAATGTATAAGGATGAATTACTTGGTTCAACATCCATTAGTGAAAAATTGGGTATACACAAAACGATTATAATTAGAACACTAAAAGAGAACGGTGTTGTATTAGGCCCATCTGGTCGAAGAAATATCGGTGGTAAAGTTGTAGCACAAAAAAAATATGAATCTAAAAAAAGTGTTAAAGCTAAACGAAGTCTTTATTATAAAGAATGGTCAAAAGAAAATAGTGAGGAATTACGTAATTATCATGCAACTTGGCGTGAAGAAAATAAAGAACATATTAATGAATATAAGCGTAACTATGAGCGAATCAGACGTGCTAATAACCCTAAATATAGATTATGTGCTCGAACACGTACAGCAGTATATACTTGTCTAAAAGAAAGAAATGTTGCTAAATATCGTTCAACATTTCAATTGCTTGGGTATAGTATTGAGGAATTAATGGCTCATCTTGAAAAATTGTTTCTTGATGGTATGACATGGGAGAATTATGGTGAGTGGCATGTGGACCATAAGAAGCCGATGACATCGTTTAAGTTTGATAGTGTTGATGACCCAGAGTTTAAAGAATGTTGGAAATTAGATAATCTCCAACCATTATGGGGTACTGATAACCTTTCTAAAGGACCAAGATATTTATTAATATGAAAAGTATAGTAAAAAAAATATTAAGGGAAGAATTGAATAAAATTAAATCTGAACGTAAATATTTAACTAATGATGAAATGATTACGCAAGAGAAAAATGTAGCTATAGATTTATTTGGGATTGAAATTGGACGAACTTATAGTAATGTTTTTTGGTTGGATATTAATGATATTAAAATAAATAAACAGCTTCATGGTAATCAATTTAAGAAAGATGAATATGAATTAGCATTAAGTATGATTCGTGATGGTGAAGGATTACCACCAATTTTAGTAGATTATGATTATACGATTTTAGAAGGTTATAATCGATATAAAGCCGCAAAAATATTTAATGTGAAAAAAATACCAGTAATAATTCACTTAAAAAATTCTTAAAAAACATAAACTTAAAAGCTCTGCCTATGCAGGGCTTTTTTGTTTTATCAAATATTTATAATATATGAAAAGTCTTATTAAGAAATTACTTAAGGAAAATTTAACTAGAAACTCAATTGAAGAATTTTTATCTAATAAACCATTAATTATTAAGAATTCTAAAATAAAAGGTTTTTTATATCATGGAACACAAATTGAACCTAGTGAATTTAAACTTAGTGACGATTAGCTGTAAGCACACCTCAAATTAGGGTCATTAACACGTGCAAGGTAAAGAGTACAACGAAATGCCAAGCTGTAAGCACACCTCAAATTAGGGTCATTAACACGATGCAGCAATCACCATTATGGAATTACTATGCTGTAAGCACACCTCAAATTAGGGTCATTAACACGTTATAATATATAAATATCTACAAAAAGACGCTGTAAGCACACCTCAAATTAGGGTCATTAACACGTTCTAGCTGTAAGAACACCTCAAATTAGGGTCATTAACACGATAAACTTATCATAAACATTGCGGTACAGCTGTAAGAACACCTCAAATTAGGGTCATTAACACGACCCTTTAAGTGGTGTAACATATACGTATTGCTGTAAGAACACCTCAAATTAGGGTCATTAACACGGGTAAGTAATTTCATAATCGAAGACCTAGCTGTAAGTACAGCTCAGACATTATAACCCTAAAACTAAAGGTATACTTAGTGAGTGACGAATTAACGTCCGTCATACGACACCATGTTTATTCATGGTTCACCTTAAGGCTGTACAATCAGCCCACCGTTCTTAAATTTAAGAATGGTAAATAGTTTAGAATTAATATCAAAGAACTATGTTGCAAATATACGAAGTTATTCTGATACTTGCAACTCTTTTTGTTGTTTTTTCTTAGATTTTAATTTTTCAAGTGTACCATCTGTCCTAGATATATTTAGAGCACCAACTGAATCAGCATTTTTTTCAATATTAAAATCTTCACAAGATTCATTTAAACATTTAAAAACACGTTTATCTCTTTGATTTTTATCAATATTTTTACATGTAGGACATGTTTGTGAGGTATATGCTGATTTAACAAAAAGAATAATTATTCCAACCTCAATGGCTTTATTTATTATTTGTTCTTGTAATTTATAATACGGCCAAGATTTTAAAAAATAATTACTAGTATCTTTGGTGATACCAGTTAAATCTTCCATTTTAATAGTACCAATACCAAGCTTTATACAATAGTTAATTACATACCTAGAAATCTCATGGTTACAGGTATTTACTGCGTTAAATTCGTTCTCTTTAAGTTCTTCTAATTTCTTAATTTTACGTTTAACGCCATGACCACCTTTATTGTATGTTGTAGTTTTTTGTATACTTTTTCTTTGTTTACCAATTGACATACGCATAGCTTGAATTTTATCACCAATATTAGTTTGATAAACTGGTGAACCATCATTTAATGCAATGGTAACAGGGCGGCTAATACCTAAATCCAGACCCATGATTTTATTTGGGTCGAGATGATTTGTTTTAATTGGTTCAAATTGATATGTTAAACTAAGGAATATTTTTTTTCCATCGAGTATTATTTGTGATATACAAGCTTTATATTCGCCAGATAATATTCTATCAATAATGGATTTATTATTTGATTTATCACGTCCATAGTATAACTTAAATGAAATACCCTTAATGATTGAAAATTCATCGTTACCTATTTCTGTTCTTTTAATTTTATCTTTCATCGATAATGGAATTGGCATTTTATCTTTTCTAAAAGACGGAATACTTTCTTTACCAATTAAACAATCAAACCATACATTTTCAATTTTTTTAAAAATTAATTGATTTTGATTCGTTCTAATATCTGATGGGATATTAGGGTATTGTTTAGTAATACAATACCCTAAGTTTTGTATTGACATTCCATGTATTTCACTAAAAAGTTTATTAGCCTCTGAGCGACTTATATTTTTTGTTTTTTTAATGTCTTCAACTTCATTAAGTGCCATAAAATGTTGACGTACAACTAAATTTGACAATGATGTTATCTCTGAGGAAATGATTCTTAGAAAATCGTAAGTTTTATTAAAATCTGAAGTTGGTAAAAGTTGTATTTTACGTGTTTTTGTCATAAAAATAAATATTTTGCAAATATACAGAAAAAAAAATACCAAAGCAAATATACTTTGGTAAAATTTTTTGTTACGTTATCTCTAGTTATTTTTATTACGCTTTACTTCCGCAAGCTGGACAGAACTTATATTCTGCTTTTTGTTTAGTACCACAATTTGGACAATATCTTTTAATATTTAAATCCTCTACTGTATTAACCTTTTGTGAGATTGGTAATAATTTATATTCAACTGTATGGAATGCCCATTGATTGAATGACTTATTAACAGTCTGTAATTTTTGTTCTGAAGTAGAACCAAGTTCAACACGTCCTGTTTCAATTGATTTAGATTCTTTACTTGCTGACCTAAGTTTAGCCTTTTTAACAGGTTCACCACTTAATGACGCTGATGCTCCGAATCCATTGGGATTACTTAAATAACTGCTAGAAGAACTACCAACATTTAAGGTACCATTACTAGTATTAGTAAATGATAAATTACCGCTTTGTCCACCAGCTGTATTTGAAAAATAAGTACTAGTTTTCATATTAGTACCCCCATAACTTCCTGACGTAGATGTAAATGTACTTATGTTAGGGTTATAACATGTTCCACTATTATAAAGACCGCCAGTAAACCAAGGTGTTGGGTTGGATATTGTTATTGTGCTACATCCACCATTATATATAAATGGTTTTTGTTCGTAGAAAAACTCTACTTTGAAGTCACCGTTTTTTTCGATAGCTTTCTTTACTTCTGAAGTATTGGATACTTCATAAACATCGAACTTGAATTTGTTTGCAACGTCTATATAACGGTCAAGGAAGACTCTCTCACCAGGTCTTAATACAAGACCACCCTGTGATATTATCTTTGAGTTAAGATAGATTTTTGCTAAAATTGATTCTGATGTTGGATTGAAAAGTTCAATTTGAAATTCCTGACCCTTATCCAAGAAGTAAGTTGGGTCGTTGTCTTTGTTGTAGACTTTAATTCTTGATTTGTTAATACAAATCTGTGCTGTGGGCATCGAAGGCCCTGAGATTGTTTGTTTCATTTTTTTTTAACTTTTAATTTTTTATTATGTACTAACTTCTTCGTTGCCTAAACAACTCTAAACCTATTTCTGGTCGAAGCCAATACGTGAGTTAACGTAACAATTATAAATATAGCGTAAAAATTTTTTTTGTCAAGTAAATTTTACCAAGAAATAAATTTTTCTTTACTAAACTTCATCCAACCATTGTTTTTAGGTGGTTCAGATTCATTTTCAATGATAACTTTTACATCCTTCTGGTCACTATAGCTTTTGGCCGATTCCAGAACAAACATCTTAAGACTCTCTTCATCAAAAGGATTTGAGTCACCAAGACAAATGTAAATTTCATTTTTTGTGGGGTGGTAATATGTATTACCATATTCACCGAAACAAACTAGTTCGATACCCATAGCAAATTTTGTAAGCTTCTTAATATCAATCTTACATTTATCAGTGCTTTCTCTTAATAGAGTAGTAATTATTTTTTTATCCATTATTGAAACGTTCTTGTGTTTGATTCGCTTACAATATCAAAGTTAATAACATTCTTTAAAGTGGTTACTTCAAGATTGCTTTCAACTAAAATATCTAAGTAATATGTGTTAGGTAATAAGCTGGCGGTATCAAGTAAAAAATATTGATAATTAGTCGCCTTTTCTATTGGTTGGAAATCAATAACTGTGACTTCATTTCTACCTTCAGTTACATATAATCTGTATTGGATATTAGAAATGTTCTGAGTCTGAGCAACAGTATAAGGTATCCTTTGATTAACTATAATTTTTCTTATATCACCACGAAGAATTCTATCTTGTTTTCTTATACCAGCGATTGATACAGCGACTGATTTTGGGCCTATATCATTAGCTCCAATGTCGTAGTAGCCTAAGCTATCTTTTATCTCAAAATTGAGGTTAATATCGGGTCTAGTGACACCATTGATTACTATTGGTGTCCAGATGTCATTAAACAAATATCCATCACTTCCTTGTGCTGAAGTAATTGTTAAATCAACTGAATAAACACCTTTAGTTACTTGTTGAACAATTGGTGTTGAGAAAGCATTAATCAAGTTACCGCTATTATCAAAAATATTAACATTTGGTAATGAATCAAGGTTTGTTGGTTCACCGCCAAGATTAACGTATAGATAAAGTTTATTAAGCTTATCTAAGAAGAAATTATTTCTATCATCTGATATATGGTTATTATAGATTGTTTCAATATAAGGTTCGTAGAATGTTTGAGTATTTCTAGTAAAAAACCCTACATATTGTACTGTAGTTGCTGTAATTGATTCTAATCTTGGGATGAATGCTACACCAAGGCCGTAATTTGGCGCACCGCCTAATACTGAATTAACATAAGATGTTACATCTATTGATATATTTTCATTACCAGCATCGAAATGTTGACTACCGATTACGGTTGGTGAGCCAGAATATACACCGTTAACAGTCCAACTAGTAGCAGTCTGTGCACTAAACCAATTAGATGGTGTCATTGCAAATGCCGCATTACCATATAAGAAATTAGAGACCTCAAAGTCGTAACCAACACCTTCATCAAATGGTTGTGTCAAAGCAAACACGATTAAATCAAATGAAGATGCCCTAGACATTCCATTAAAGTTACCATTCAATAAAGACTTATCAAACGCACCAGTATTGGTCATTTTAAGCGTATGCGTTAACTTTGTTGTATCTGGGAATGTACCGTTAGTATGTAAACTAACTAGTTTTGTTTCATCAAAATGAAATATAAAACGACTAAAAACGTTTGGGTTCACACCACCATAAAATAGTTGTGTTATTGGGTTTAATCCAGTGTTTATATAGCTGTTACTAATAAGTGTATTGTCTTTATCGAAATAGGTTTTTACTACCATAAAATGTCTCTTTATACTATAAATATCACAAAATCTTAGTTTATTCGTATATTATTAGATAACATTCTATTTTCAAGATTTTCAGCATTCTTCTTAAATTCACGTACATCTTGAGTTACACCACCAATAACTAAATCGGTTGGTGCCATACCATTATTATTGTGAACATGATTCAAGAAAGCTTTCTTAAGTAATACAAGATACCGCAACTGAATATCGCCGAATGCTAACTGATGTGCATTGTCTAAAATGTTTAGAATTTCTTCATTACTTAACAAATCATCTTGATTAGTTAAATTAAATCTAGGTGAACCATCTTGGTGTGTTAATAAATTAATTTTATTACCTATAATATTGGTAACTGTACCAATTGTTTGTTGTGTATTTGAAGTTTGTCTTGTTAGTGGAACATTATTTCTAATTTGAATATAACCTTGAGTGGTATTATTAAATTGAAATGGGTAAGGATTATTTTTGTTTGGTTGAGATTCAACAAACTTACCAGCTCTAATAACAACTTCATTTTTTTTTAAGGTTAAATCGGTATTGTATCGGCCTTGAATTGAAATATCGTCACCTGATGGAAATACACCTTTTAACGCTGGAATTCGATTAACATCAACAGGCGGTGTTAGAAATGCAAACGTAAAGGGGCTTAACGCCGTTGTTTCAAGTGGGTCGAGATTTAATTTATCGGATGTTGAAATAATAGGACCAAAATAAAGTCTATCACTATGGGTTTTTTGTTTATCGAATATAATAACGAATACCCCCTCACCAACCTTTGGAGTTACGGAAAAGAATTTAGGTATCATTGGAAAAGCCCAAGCTAAATCATTGGTTGAGATACCATTGTCGCCACCTTTCTGAGCTGGTCCAGGAATTCTAACCTTAATCCTACCCATAGAATTAGGGTCGTCAACACTTTCAACCACACCCATTTGAATCACTCTCATGGTATCCGATTGTACTATCGCATTAGGTTGGTTAGATATGTATTTATTCTGGCCGCTCATTTATTTTCCTTTTAATCTTCTTTGGATTATTTCATTTGCTCTAGTGAATTCTTTTTCAAGTTCAACTAAGTTGTCATAATCTTTAATCATTTTAATTTTTAAAGCTTCATGGTCCGCTTGAAGTTGTTTAATAAAAAACAATATTTCATTGTTTGATTTTTGTTCTAAATCTTCCATGTTTAACGTATTACACCGCTACCAACGGCAATGTTAGTTGTAACACCATTTGATATTACTGGAACACCGAGATTACCGATACCAATGGTGGTGACTGAGATTCCTGGTGGAATAGCTATTTCAATTTTAGCCTCAGTTAATAAAGCGTTAACAATCTCCTCAATTCTAATTAATTCCATCGCTTGTGCGGTATTAGGTCCATCTCCAAAGACATCACCAACTACTAATCCAGCCTCAGATTGTCTTGATATAATCCTAGATGCAATTTCACCAGCTGTAATACCAGACCTTAGATTTGCACCAGTAACTAATAGTGGTGGTGGTAATGGTGTAACAGGCGTATTTGGGATAGCAAATGCTGAATTAATAATACTTAAAATACCACTTATTGAACCCATACTTATAGTATTAGTTGTGGAACTTGATTGTCTATTTGTGTTTACTTCGCTCATAATAAGTTTTGGATTTGTCTTAATACATCTTGAGGAACACCAAATAAGCTCAATAACTGTGATTGAGAAAGGCTGTTTTTTTCAATTTGTCTTTTAATTACCGCTTCGCTTACCAACTTCTCAATTTCTTTTAAAGCTAGGTTAAGTAATAACTTTATTATTTGGCCACCAATAGACTTGATAATTGTTTGGATTAAATTTTTATTCTTAGATAGGAAATCAACGGCATCAGTATATGTCGCTGTTGGCCCATATATAATTTTAAAATTGATAACAAACAATGCAATAACTTTTGGTGAAAGAATTGTATTAACCATTACACTAATAAGGTTATTAATGATTTCTTGTATAAAATTTAATTTAATAGCTTGATTATCGGCAATATTAATTGCCGATTTAGTAATATCGTTGCCGAATTGAGTTAATGAACTGTTTACTATGCTACTTTTAGCTGCCGTTGTTGTTGCTGTTGAAAGACTATTATGCATGTTAACAACAGATTGAAAATTAACTGATGTGTGAATAGTACTTGTAGTTGTTATAGCTTTAGTACCATTTTTTCTAGCCATAGCCGCAGCTTGATTAGCCGCATTCTCAGCATTGTTAAATGTGAAGTAATTACTATTGATAACATCTTTACTATCAGACTTTGATATTTTATTAACAATAGTGTTGATTTTAGCTTGATTTTCTAGCTGCTTAATGGATTTGTTAGCAACACTAGCTACAGTCCCAAAAATAGCATCTATTACGTTTGTAAGAACATTCTGAGCATTAAACAATGATAGACTATCAACATAGTTATTATTTAGGTCAGTTAAACTCATATTATCATATGATGGGTCAGCCTTAATATTTATTGTGTTGTTTGGAACTATATGTGCAACGTCTACAGAATTGTATTGGAACGTTATAATATTTGATTTAGTTGTGGCTGAACCCCAGCTTTCTCTAACGCCATCGTTTTGTATTGTTTGATATAGGAAAGTATTAAAGTCGGTACTATTGATTAAGTTTGGTTTTAAATCATTATATAGTAACTTACCAGAATCAGAATTAGGGTCAATTAACATTAACCCTGTAAAATCAATTTGATTTACTGTTAAATTAATTCCGTCACCAGTAGATTTTAAAAAGTTTGGTAAGGAAGGATTGGTACCACAGTTAACGATTGATTTTAATTCTGATTTTAATGCTATCTTAATGTCTTTTTCTATTTCACTTAGTGAATGGACTATAGTATTGGAGACTACTTGTTGAAGTTCTTGAAACCCGATTAATGATTTAATTAAATCAGTAAGAAACGTAATAGTATCTCCGTTGTTGTTGATTGATGGAAATGAGGAATTATTCTTTAACGTTGGTAAACCTCCAGTTAAAGTTTTAGCGGCAGCTATTTGCCCAAATATTTTATTTTTCTGGCTTAATATTGACACTATTATTCTTCTCCAAAATTAAAATTAACATCTTTATCGTTCTTAAGCATGTCCCTGATTGATTTAAAATCATTAGCAGTTACTTTACCGTCAGTTCTTTCTTGTAGAGCAGCATCAACGTTACCCATATTCTTTATAATGTCGCTCTGTAGTTTAGCTAGTTCAAGTTTAATCCTGATAGCAGATTCTTTAACCTTTAATAAACCACTTTTTTCTTTTACAACTTTAGTTAAATCATCAATGTCAGTTGGTGTTGCGGCGGCTGTAGTTAGTTCGTTAATTGTTTTTTGAGCGTCATTGATTTGTAAGCAAGCATCATTATATGTTTCTTGCATTAGACCTTCAAGACTCTCGGTATTGTTGACTCTTACTTCTTGTTTCTTTTTTCGTGGCATAATCGTTTCTTTATTAATAAATAGCTTAGAAACGCATTTTTTACATTATTCACTATGTTTAATCATCTCGTAAATTAGTTTAAAACGTTTCATTGCCATTCTAATATCCTTGGTTGACAAATTGGTATAGTTCCGCATTGTTTCAAGGATTGAGTTCTTATTATATTTTGAGGTTCCGTCCATTACATTAAAGGATTTTTCCCAATTTTCAAGAATGTCAACCAATGCATAACCAATTTTACGTTCGTTATCATTTAACTTTTTCTTAGTTGGAAAATTATTGTCTTCCAGTTCTAATTTAATACTTTTGATAATCTTCGCCATGAACGCATCCATTTCGAAATCATTATCATCAATAGTGTAGCTCAAATCTACATTTTCTTCTAGTTCAGATGAAATGTCCTCATATGAGAACGTTTGTCTATTGTATTTCTCATCCTTTATTAATAACCCTAATATGTAATGTTTACATATGGTACCATAATAAGAATAAGCCTTTTTACCCCTAGCATTCTCAAATTTATGAGCTTTTGTCATTAGAAAAGAAAGGGTGTCACCGTGTAAATCTTCAAACGTTTCACCCTTTCTATAAAGTTTATATCTTCTAATAATGGATTCTATCATCTTATCTAAAGGCTCTTTTAGCCATTGATTATAGATTAAGTTTCTTTCTTTGTCATCTGTTGATGCTAAATAATCGTTAACGGCTTGTTCTTCCTCTGGACCAAAATAGACTTCATCTTTCCTTTTTCGTCCTCTTTTGTTAACCATTTAACTAATTTGTGTTTCATACGTTATTTTTCTGTCAGTGTCAAAATATGTTTCGTTCCGTACAATATCGCCTACCATACTTTTACTAATGCAATATTTTTTAGCCAATTTAGAATAAGAAATTTTATTCTCTTTATAAAAATTTCTTATCTCATTAGCGACATTATTAGTTAATTTTGCTTTTACGGCATTTTCACCAATATATTTTTTTCTGGTTGGTGGTGTATAATTATCATTTTTATATGATATATTATAGATAATATTGGTAATAGTCGCTAATGGTACATTATAAATTTTTCGTAAATCAGTAAATGTTAAACAATTATTTTTATATTGTTTTCTAATATCATCAGCTTCATTATTTGTTAATTTACTATCTCTATGTTTTTCACCAGCTAATATTCCTTTTAATCCTATAGATATTTTATTTCTTGTTTCTATTGTTTTAATTTTACCTTTCTGAAATTTACGAATTTTATCTTTAGCTTCATCAGATTGAATAAATCCTGTATTACTACCAGCTGTTTTAGATAAATTATAACCAATATTTTTATCATACGATTTATATAAATCTAAATAATATTGTTCACGTTCTATTAATTTTTTCACATCTGAAACAATTTCGATAATTTTAAATTCAAATGATTTCTCACCATATTTTTTCCACGCACTTAATAGATAACGATTTTTATGTTTTCCATTATTTAATGTGTTTCTATGTAGTGTCCACCTTTGTTTAAACCCAAGTTTACCGCCAGCACTCCCGATATAAATTTTATTATCTAATATGTTTGTTATTTTATAAATACCTTTGTTTTTTAATTCCTCAAGATTCATTTTGATATTGTATTTTTCTATCGCTATTAAAGTAATATTCACGTTTAGCTTGTGATAACCACCATTTAGCCTCAACTGGGTCGATTGTTTCTTTATAGATTGCAAATAAAGAATCTGGTCTTTGGTTAACGTGTTTATAACCAAATTTTGGTATAACCATAACCTTAACATCCTTATAAGTCATTCGCAATAAGAATTCGTAAATGAATGTTAATTTAATGCTGGCCTTAAACCCACCATAATCTTCGTAGATTGATTTCTTAATTACAATACCATCAATATTGAAGTTTTGATATGTAAGCAAGGCATTAAGGTCTAAGAATCCTAATTCATCTGAGAAGCTAGTTGCCCATACAGCTTCATTAGTAAAGCCAATAAATTCGCCCTTATCGTTAACATCGACAACAATCGGCATAAATAAATCTACGTTTGTATGTGCCGCACGATATTCAATAACTGATTTAAACCAGATATTAGCATATTCATCATCAAATTCAAGGAATGAAACCCATTCTGATTTTGCATTGGCTACACCTAAATTAACTTGACTTGCGAAGTCTGTTTCACCTGAGTTTTCAAGTATTGAAACTATATCTTTAATAGTATCGAAATTATATTGTGTTAGGTATTCTAATACCTCGCTCTTAGCTGGAACAACTATGATAATTTCATCTGGTAATACTTTTTGAGTTTGTAAGCTCTTAATAGCATTATCGAACATTGGTTTTGTTGTGTCATTTAATTCATGAACTGGCATGATGACACTAATTTGTGTTAATTCTTTCATATCTTAGTTTTGTGTTGAAATTTCAGTTTCTTCTGACTTAATTGCGTTAGCCAAAATGTTATCAAACTCAGCCTTTCTTTCGGCAATTAAGTTTTCGTAAACACTCTTAATGATTGTTTGTTGGTTTTCTTCAGTATATTTTCCTGTTGATTCATCAATCGCATCAAGTAAATCTGTTGGTACAGCATCTTCTAACCAAACTTTCATATAAGTTGCGATTAATTCTGGAATATTTAACGTTGTATTTGTCCACACACCATTATTTTTAATTGCAGCATTACCTTCTTCGTCAACACTCTCCATCCATTCAGGTATCATGTTTGGTATCTTACCAATAACTGGTGTTTTACACTCCATAGCTTCAAGTGGGAATGTACCGAAACCAGCACTTTCGTCCAACCAAATAGCTAAACATGATTTACCAAGTTCTTCTGCGAACTCTGTTCTTGGAAGACCTCTAAGTTCCTTAAATGAAACCCATTTGTACATTGGATATTGTAAATAAAATGATTTTGCAATTTTTGCGGCATCTGATTGGTTCCTAGATACTATTGTAATTAAAGGAATCTTTGGTTTATCACTAGGTTTGAAATAACTAGGAATTGATACTGGTATAACGTTAAACCTTACAGTTGGGAATAATGAGTGAAGGTATTGTGCTTGTCTGTTACTAGTTGTAATAGCATGAGTAAAACCATAATCTAAATCCCATCTCTTACCGACTGGTAATAATTCTAAAAGGTAATCATAACTTTGTGATAACACAATCTTTCTACATGAGAATCCCTTTACTTGGTCCATAATAGTAGCGAAAATTTCAGGTATAATAATGTAATCAATTGGTGTTACATTAAGATTTTGACCTTCAATAGAAGCATGTGGTAGCTTAGCATATTCCTCACCTAACCAATCGGCAATACCCATACCAGCATCATCACCAACCAATTTATAATCATTCTTTTCATGTAATATCACAGCTTGATAACCTAAACTGTTAAGTACTTTAACGTGTTCGTAAATGTTTGCTATACCAGCGGTAGGATTACCCTTGGTATCTAACGTAAAGAAATAAAGTTTAAAGTCTTTATTTCCAATCTTTTCAACAAGACCCTTTAATTGTTCGATTTGTTTTTGTTTTTCTTCCATTTGTTTATTTTTTTTCTTTAATTATTCCTTCCTTGTATAAGGTATTAAAAACAATTTTATATCCAAAAGATGCTTCGGATAAGGCTTTATCACCACCCAATGAATCATCATCAACTTCTTCTGAATCTATAATATACTCAATAAATGTTTTAAGTAAATCATATTTAGCTCCATCAACTTCTTTACTTCTTGGCGTTGTCTTTAGATATTTTTCTGTTATTGCAAGTTTTCCTTCTTCATTAAAGATTTCTTTAATTTCGGTATCTTGTGCTACTAAGTCTGAGTTAGCATCATTAATTGTAATGGCCTTATCAAAGGCTTTCAGGTCGATATAGTACGCTGATTCTCCAAAGTCTATCATAGTTTAAATTTCTTCGTATGTTGTTATTTTGTTATTAAAAATCTTTTCTCTAAGTGATTCATCCATGAATATTTCAAGTATTGAATCAATAGTAAAATCAGCAACTGAATCAGCGTTGTAACTAGCATTTACTTTAACACTAATCTTACCGTTTGGTTTTGCCTTTAGTGCATCTGGGTTAGCAGTAATTAAAATGTCTATACCATTCCATTCTTCTTCTGATTGTTGAATGAAATTAAGTTTTTCAACACGGCATCCAGTTTTAGAGAGGAAGAAATACGTCCCTGGGATACTCTTATTAGCCTCTTTACTCACTAACACAACCTCATGTTCACCATCATCCTTAATATCCATAATGAACTCATTAAAGTGTTGGATTAACCCTTTAGACATTTGGTCCGCATGTCCGAATATTTCTAATGGGGATTCAAGATAAAGAAAACGATTAAGTTCCTCTACATTGGCAAATGATGGAAAGTGATTTAGTAAATTAAAGGTAGTTATATCACCCTCTTTAATGTCAGTAGGGCCGATATATTTAGTGTATACGTACACGAATTGAGATAAGAAATCCCTAAGGACTTCGTTTAATGAAATTCCGATTCTCATTGATTTTGGTTATTATATTTGATTTTATTATTTTCTTGTGATATGAACATATCACAAATTGTTTTGACTAGATGAGCTTCTACGTCAACGAATTTAGAACTAAACTTTTGTTCATTTAATTCAATAAAATTTACATTAAAATCTAATAATTCTAATAATTCTAATATTTTTTCGTTTGTAAATTGAAATTCATCCAATAATGATTCATCACCATTAGGGTTACTAATACAACGTCTAATAGCTGGAAAAATAAATACAGCTGTTTTTGAATGAAAAGAATAAACTAATTCATCTTTTTCATCTTTTTTAAGAAGTATTTTTCCAGCCATTTCATATGCATGAGCACACTTATTTTTAAGACTATCATTTAATCCTTGGAGAAAACCTAGTTGTTCCCATTTTTTTACATCCATAGATTCCTCAATGGCATACGGGAAAGTTAGTAATGCACTCATTAATTAATAAATTTTGGTAATATGTTATTTGTCATAATACCAAAATAGTTATTAATTAATATAAAGTCAAGCTATTATTTGAATAAATCAAAAAATCTTTGAATAAGATTTCTTTTTTTAGGTATTGGAATAATCTTTAATGGTTTTTCAGCGATTGGTTTTGGTACCTCTTTATAGTTTGCAAGTATCTTAGATATAATAGGATGTCTAACAATTTCATCTTCCGAAAACTCAATGAAACCCATTTCTGGAATATTTATATGGCGATGCATAGCATCATAAAGGCCACTATGTTTTGGGTTCTTAAATAGGTCAGATTGTTCAATATCACCAGATAAGATAAACTTACTATTCTCACCGATACGAGTTAAAAGTGTCTTAACTTGTCTTGGAGTCATGTTCTGAACTTCTTCCATTATAAGGATAGTATTCTTAATAGATTTACCTCTGATGAACGCCAATGGTTGAACTTCGAGATAACCTAATTCTTCAAGTGTAAGTCTATTTTGTTTACCAATAAGGTCGTCAAAATTATCCATAGTTGAAGCAATATAAGGTTCCATTTTTTCACGAATCGTACCTGGCACAAAACCATGTTCCTCATCCGCTGCCACCGCTGGCTTAGATACAATAATCTTTGTATATTTACTTGATGAAGATTTTAATAACTCCAAGGCCCTAGCAACAGTAACAAATGATTTACCAACACCAGCAGGTCCAGCTGCTATAACGATGTCTTTTTCATTCATTAGATTTACTAAGTCTTTCTGAGTTTTATTTTTACATTTGAAGGGTGTGAAGAAATGGATAAGATTATTTATATCTTCTTTTGGTGTCATTTTAATTGAATCTTCAGCCATTCCTGAAAACGGTTCAATTTTTTTGGTTCTTGGTTTTCTGTCCGTTACCTTTTTATTCATGCACAGTTTTTTTATAAATATCTTGAATCTTAAGGTAAAGTAATTTTTACTTACCTTCTAGCTTCTTTTTTATTGTATTTCTTTTCAAGGTTTGATTCAACATATGTTGATAAAATATCTTCACCATTGGTAATAACTTTGGCCCTATATTTGATAACAAAATTACCATCAAATTCAATTAACTTATCTAAGTTAACTATTTCATATTTGTAATTTAAAAAATCTGAGGTTCCAAGCGTGTTATAACTAATAAATTCAACTTCTTTAATATTGAAGATATTAGGTAAATAATTACCGCTAGTTAACGCTTTATTCATTTGGAATATAAACAATTTAGAGTTCATTCTGAGCTCATCGGGATACTTACTAATGTAAAACTCAAGAAGTCTTTCTTCATCATTTATTTTCCTAACGTTTATTTTTTTTGCGTACTGCTCAATATAAAATCTAGGTATAAAGTCTCTATTTACTCGAATCAATCTTTGAGATTTTTGACTAATATCAAATTCATCTGACTTAATTTCACCATGTATTGCTACCTCATCCCCATCTTTATTAATAAAGACTTTAGCTTCATCTAATAACACTATATGTTCACTGTTCATCGCATCAACTGTATCTAACGCTATTTCATCGTTATTAACAACTAATTCTAACTCATAGTTATCAACAGTATCTAACTTAACTTTTTTAAGAATTGAAGAATAATCAGTCTTAATTGACTTATAAAAAGTATTACCCTCACTATCTGTATAATCCTCAACTAATTTAGTACCTTGACTAGCTTTAAGTACTTTATAAGTTCTCCAGCGTAGGTCTTTAACCTCTTGGTTAATATGGCCACGTTTAATAGCGTTAAGTAGGTTGTTATGGTCTTTATTGGCAACTATTTTGTGACTGTTTTCAAGCGTTTCTTTCTTTTGTGAAGTAAGATTATTTGTAACATTTGATGTTGCAATTGCAAAGGCAACCAATTGATTTTTTACCCATTTATTTAACCTCATCTTATAATAATTTTTCTTTAATGTATAGAGCATCGCCCCATATGTCGCCAGCCCAGTTAGTTTCACACCTTACAAAACCATACGTTTTTAAAAAGTCATCTAAGTCTTCAACTAAAGCGTTACCGTCATAGACATTATCACGATTAACTTCACTAATAATGTAGTCAATATTTTCAAGGGTCTTTACTGAACCTTTAAATACTTCAAGTTCATATCCTTGAACATCAATATTTATAAAATTAAACTCTTTAGCATCAACAGGTAATGTTCCAATAAAATCATCCAATTTAACCATGTCAACCTCTATAGTGTGGTTAAAAACTATATGTGGATATTGTTGTAAATGTAAGGCTGGTTTAAGAATTGAATTTGATTGACCATTGTTAGCCGTTTCAACATTTAATGTTATTTTTCCATTATCGTTACCTAAGGCTTTATTAATTAAAATAGCCCTATTTTTAACCCTATCTTTAAGGATTGAAAAAGTATTTGGTGCTGGCTCAAAGAATACAATATTCTTTATTTTCTCACTCTCATATAAATCAATTTCTTGACCAAAATGTCCACCAATATGAAGGACTCCAGAAATATTCATTGAATATTTAGCGCATAAATTTTTAAATTCTAGTAACATAATAATTAAATTTTAATCATATTATCAGTATAAACTGTATCATAATCTCTAGGACCTATCGGACCAAACCAATTTTTAGGTGCGATTATTTTTTTATTTTTATTTTGTGATAGATAACTGCTCCACCAACTAAATGAACTATTTGAAATAATATGGTGATGGCAAAGTGTCATCATAGTAAAATCAATATTTTGTGAATTACCTTCCATCATTGTAAAGTTGGGATTATTACCCCATATACTCTTACACCAAGGTATATCGTCTGAGAAAACAAGAAAATGAAAATCCCCTCTAAATAAATTAATCGCTTGATTAAAATAATCTAAACCGTTTAGATAGTGATAACCATTTGAGAAGACATAATCGCCTCGTCTAATATGAATAGCCACTAGTTCTTTATCAGTAATTGGTAAAAGACTTTTAGCCTGTTCTAGTAATGACCGCTTAATTTTTAAAGTATCAACTATAAAATCTTTACAATGTTCAAAATATTTTTCGCTTTGAAAATATCCATTAATATTAGTGAAATCACCAATTGAAAACATTGTTTCGTCAAAGGCAAAAGAAGCCTCCGTCTTATTTGAATTTACAGTTAGATTATCCGTAAAATAATTCATATCAATATCAAAACAATCAAGTAAGTCAATCTTACCAGTGAAGTACTTTTGTGCACCAGTTGTTTGTATTATACCATTATTTAGATTATGTAATGGAAATAAAGCCTCAGACCCAATTTTTTTAGCTATCCCGATGGCTGCGGCAAATTGGAAAATTTGATTACCAAATCTTCCGTTATATCCTATATTTAATACTGTTATCATAATATAATATTAGAATTATTAAGTATTTCAGCGTGGTCTCGTTTTATCCGTTCAATATCATCAAGATAATGTATACCCCACTTATTAGCTAAGTTAAGTTGACTAAGCCTATTTTTATAATCACTATGTTTTTTATTAACATAATCAACGGACAGAAATTTATAGTGTAGTACTTTTAAATTAGATTGAATGCCAGATAATGGTAAACCGTTATAACCTGTGGGATAACAAGAATGACAACCTGGTAGGTAATAAATTTCTTTAACAATTTTTGGGTTAAACGCTAAAACTTTAGAATAATTAGGTGCAATTGCACCAGTTTTAATTGTGTCATATATTTGTAGACTAGTATCTGTTGGTACTGTCTCAGAGACCATGTTATAGCCCGTTGTATAAAAGAAAGGTACATTTGGATTACTATCAAATACATCTTTAATGTTTTCTGAATATAAAATCTCATCTGTATCACAAACTATTACAAAATCGGAACCATCATCCTTCCAAGCATTATTTTTAATGTGTAAGTAGAGGTCATCTCTAATCTCATGATTGGTTATATGATTAATAATTTTAAAGTCTTTCAAACCATAATTATTAATTATTTCAACTGAGGCATCTGTTGATTGATTATTATAAAAAACAAACCTATCAACAAATTTTGAATAATGATTCAAGAAGAACGGTAAAATTACCTCTTCATTATAAAATATTGTGTAAAGCGTTATCATTAATTTATTACTATAATTTGATTTTTTAGTACCTCATAGTTTTTAACTACGAATGGTAATAAATTATTTTGGTAATCAGATGCAAGTTTAGTCATTTTCTCAGAATCTTCATTTCTAGTTTGAGATTCATAATGATATGCTACCGAATTACTATCACAGAAATTTTCAAATCCGTTAACAACACAGTTCATATTTAATTCTACATCCTCAAAACAACTTATGTACGCCTCATTAAAGCCATTACACTTATTAAAGGTTGTTTTTTTAATCATTAAAAATGCGCCAGTATTACCTAAGACATTTCTTATTGAATTAGTAAAATTATAATAGCTATTAAGACCTAAATGTGATACACCAAAAATCTTTTCAGCATTAATTATCGCAAATATTCCATCATGTTGAACTAAATTATTACCGAAGTGTAACCTACACCCAACGGTACCAACTTTTGTTGAAGATAATAATATTCTCAACATATTTAATGGTGCATTATTTAGTAATTTTATGTCATTATTACAGAAAAGTAAATAGTCAAACCCATCGCAATGATTTTTAACAACATCATTATTTATCTTGGCGAAATTATAATAATCGTACTCAATTAAGTGAATCTTAACTTGAGTTGATTTTTCGGTAATAAGTGATTTAATCTGTAATTTTTCCTCATCTGAGGAACCTGTATCGGCCACAAATATTTCATAACTAACACCAGTAACTAAATCAATAAATGACTGTATACAATCAGTTAATAATTCAATTTTACCTTTAGTTGGTATAATTACAGCCAGCTTACCTGAAGTCTTTACTGGGTTGTTATTTGGTAATGGAACAAAAACGCTTTCTGGTCTTATGTCTAAAGGTAATTTACCACTATATTTGTTAACAAACAAATCTTTAGTTATAAAGAATTCTTCGTTTGGCACACCAATGGATTCATGTGTAATTTCAAATGATGTTGTAACACCAATCTTAACACCGTCCAAGTAATTTGGAACGCAGAAGCCATGGTCGTAAAAGTGAAATTTACCAATTTCTTCATCAAAGAGATGTTTAATTCGGTTCTTATGAAATGCAATAAATAACCCATCAAGCGTGACAACAGGTATTAATGATGGTAATTTAGCGGAATACCTACTAAGAAATTTCTTCTCATTTGGTGGGAAGTGGTATACTTGACCAACCATAGTTTCACGTAATTTCTCCCAATAGATTCCAGATTCAGGAAAGTAGCATGAACCAGCTTTACCTATAATACCGTAGTCAGGATTATTGTCAAATAGACTTATCAATTTTTTACCCCAGCCAGTTTCAAGTTTAACATCATTATGTAAACAAACGACTATATTATACTGAGATTCTTTAATACCACGATTATATATTTGAGCAAGACTAAATTCATTATTGTTTTGATATTGCAATAATTGAAAGTGCTTTACCCCTATAGTTTTATAGATGTGTTCGTTAAACGAATTATTATATGATTCGTCTTTATGTGTTGAATAGATTACTGTTATCATTTATTAAAACGTTTATAGGCATTATTACTTATCTCAACAAAATCAGCTTGGCCAATGAAATTTTTAAGTCTTAAAGCTCCAGAATAGCTCATTGCTGAACGAAGATAATCTTCGAAATTTTGACACCATTTTTCTAAACGGTATTCAACTTTTCTAAATCTAACAACGCCCTCTGAAGTCTTCAATTTTTTAGAACCCCATTTTTTTTGTACTTCTTTAGTTGACATTCCCCTGAATTTTTTATATATCGGAAACTTCCAATTATATAGTGTCTCAGCCGTATCAGGAGATATTTTTATTTTTTTGAAAAGGTAGTTATCACCAGCCGATTCCAACGATTTATTTAGTATGTTACCTAACATTACATAGTCGGCACCAAGACCTATAGCTTTAATAATGTCACTATAAGTTTGCATACCACCATCAGCAACAATTTTAGCTGGTTTTTTTAACGCTAATGATTCGTTATAACATTCCTTTATTAAGGAAGCCATTGGATAACCAACGCCAGTATTTTGAGTTGTTAAACAACCGCCACCATTACCAATACCAACCCTAACATAATCGGCACCAGCATTAGATAAAAGAGTATAGGTCTTAGGATTAGCGACATTACCAACCATTAACTTTAGGCTCTTATATTTTGTCTTTATTGCTAAAGTAATGTCAAGAATATTTGACATATGACCATTGGCAACATCAATTAGATAACTATCATATTCATTTAATTGCTCACTATCATATAACTTTTTTATATCGTTATACGAATAGGAATTAAATCCAACGTATGATTTATCGTTTCGAGGCATACAGACCCTAATTTTTGAGTGATTAAAGTCAAATGCATTATCCTGATTAACAACCGTATCCATTGGAGCGGTCATTAAAGGTAAAAATCCCTCTATATCAAAGGGATTTATTTTTTCTCTACTATTAATTGATGAAACTTCTTTTGGGACGATTAATAAATCGTTGAAATCTAACTTCATTGTAACTATTTTGTACCCGTTGAACCTAACCCACCTGAACCACGAACAGTATCATTGGAAATAGAATCAACTTGGGAAAGTTTAATAATATTTTTACCTAAAACTGAAGCAACAACAGCTTGCGCTATTCTGTCACCGTTATTTATCGGAAAATCTTCCGAACCTAAATTAATAAGTATTATTTTTATTTCGCCACGATAATCGGAATCAATCGTACCTGGTGTATTTAATACCGTTACACCGTTCTTAGCTGCCAACCCACTTCTAGGTCTAATTTGGATTTCAAAGTTAGCTGGAATTTCAAAAAATAAGCCCGTTGGAACGATTGCTCGTTGTCCAGCTGGTATTGTTATTGATTCAGTTAAAGATGCCCTTAAATCGAACCCAGATGAGCCAGCAGTGGCATACTCTGGTGTTGGGTTATTTGAAGTGTTAACAAGATTAATATTAATTAAATGCGCATCGGTTGTTGCCGTATTAGCAAACTCTTTATTAAAGTCTTCAACACTATATTTGATGTCTGGATTAATAATATCCAACATCTTCGCTTTCATATCATTAATTAGACTCATTAGTTGGCGTTTTTTCTTCAATAATAGCCCACTCGTTAGCTTGTTTTAAGATAACCCCAAGTGGTGATGTACGATATTTAGCTTGTTTATCACTATCATCTTTATCATGATTGATAATCGCTTGGTATTCGGCCTCAGTTAACTTAACACCATGACTTATGGCATAGAACGCAGAACGTTCACCAACACGCATAGCGACAGCTTCTTCATTAAATTCATACATTTTACCCTGATTGGTTTTATGCCATTCAGACATACAAGGTTTATAAGCATGTGCTTTACCAATTTGGTAAAGAAGACAAACTTTAATTACCTCACTAACAGGTAATTTTATATTGTCTGGTAATGTAGAATTAATTGATACGCCAAACTTAGTTGTTCTTAGTAAGTGGTCAACTAAACCGCCTTCAAATGCGTTATGAAGGTCTTTCATTGTTGAGGCTGGTGCCGTCATGAAAGGTATACCTAAAAAGGTAGTGAGTTCTTCGGTCATGAACCCGTGTTTTGTTGCAGTTTCAAAATACTTTTTAGTATTTTTTGCGATTTTGTCTTTATCTAGCATAAATTTTTAAATTTCTACAAATATACAAAAAGTATTCTGTTAATGCAAATTTTATTTATTTACTAATTCACCATTATCATCTACGATTACACTACCCTTTTCAAACTTTTCAAAATCTTCAGAAAGAGGTGTACGACCTTTTGAAGGTTCTTGTTTACAACATTTATCAAGATAACTCATAATATAATCAAATTTAGATTTTGATACTAATTTCTGAAGTTTCTCTTTAGTTGCAATTGGTTCGGCTTGACGAAATGCTCTATTTTCAAACACAACAGGACGATTAATTTCAAATAATGGTGATTCATCCGAAAGAAATTTATTAGACGGTTTAGATGTTTTTGGTATATCAGAGATAATACTCTTAATTCTTTCATCAGAAGCCTTAATGATATTTAAATCGGTTTTAGGTGATTCTTTTTTATCTAAATTACCACCAATTAAAAATACGTCTTTACCAAACAAATTATCACTATCTTTCAAACGATTAAAATATGGTGTGTTATGAACCTCATCAATGTACTTGATTAGTTGTTTCATTCTATCAATGTCAAGTACAAATTTATCTTTAACAATTAGACCGTTAGATTTTACGGTATTTAATTTTGTTAAACTACTAACATGAGTTTTTATCATCATTAACTTAATACTATAAGGTAATTTAGATGTTCTAATTTCTTTAAGAAATTTGTAACCAATTGTTTTACCAAGTAAAAGACTATGTTTTTTAATTGAGTAAAAGATAACCAATAATCTTAGGTATAAATTTGTTTTAAGATTATTGAATCTACCTGTTTTGTTTTTCATTATTTGTTTTTTTCAGCTAACAGT